CTTAACTGAAGATGAAAAGAGAAAGATGGCTTTAGATGCTATGTTAATTAGAGCTGGAGTTGATACTTTAGATTATGATGAGGAAACTATCGATGATATCCTAGAACCTAAAAGAGAGGCTGATAAAGGAGATGATTTATGGAGAGTATTTAACGTAATACAAGAGAAGATTACTCAAGGAGACTTTCATGCTGCTTTAACTGGAGCAAAAGTTAGAAAAGTTAGAAAGATTAAATCGTTTGAAAAAGATCTTAAAGTTAATAAAAAATTATTTAAATTAGCAACAGCATTAGTATGATAGAAGTTATAAAACACGTATTAGGAATTTGTGGCGACCATTGGCATCCAAACATCTGGACTGCCATGGCCGGTTCACCCATATTTTTAACAGCTTTCCACTACATAAAATGTAAATGTGGTGGATGGTTTAACCATAAAAAAGGTTGTGATCATGAATTGCATTAAATGTCAAAGTAAAATTAATCCATTGAGAGTAAAAGCTCTACCTAACACTAAGACTTGTGTTCAATGTTCCTCAGTATCTAGATGGTATGTTAGAAATATTATTTCTGGAAAAACTACTTATGCTGAAACAGAAGTTATTAAGAATCCTGAAACTGCTAAAGTTATAGCTGCTATGGATAGAAGAGTTGGTTGGGGTTCAAATTTAAGTAAAGTTAAAAGATAAATTATTATGAAAAATTCTTATTACATTCACACAACAAAGATAAATGCTAGAATAGCAGATACAGTTGTAAAAGGTCAACATATAGTCGTAGACGGCTATACTTATGAAAGAGTATCCAAGAGGCCAGCTGGAAAATTAATATCTAAAAGATTTTCTGGGATAGATACCGATGAAAAACTAATATTATTTTAATGTCTAAACCAGAGCAATTACTTATAGGAGTAATCTTATTTTTTATAGGACACGTTTTAGTATGGTTTCAACTTAACGGTCAGTTCCTATGGGATGGATTTAAGAAGCATGAACTAATAGTTGCTAGTGCAGGAGTTATTATTTCATTTTTCTATATCTGGGGTACTAAGCATACTGTTGAATCTTTTGACGGTTTGTTGTGGCCTGCTAGATTTATAGGATTCGCTATTGGAATAGCGGTTTATGCTATATTTGTAGGTATCTTTTTTAAAGAAGGAATTAACTTAAAAACCTTTATTAGCTTAGCACTTTGTTTTATCTTGCTAGCTATTCAGATGTTTTGGAAATAAATTAATATATTAATGGGTAAAAAGGAATTATTAAAAGAATTGGTTAAATTAAAATTTTTAGGAAATCAAACACCGGAAATAAAGCTGAAAATACAGAAACTACAACAACAGTTAGATAAGACTAACTAAATTAAAGTTGTTTTTCTGAGGTATTCTTCTTATATTAAGGTATAATTAAAAATAGAGGTTATGATAGTAAAAAAAGCAAAAAAACATTATGATGAGTGGACTGTAAATGATTGTTATTATTTTATTTCAACTTGCGTAGAATTCTATAAAAGAAACGAAGCAGTAATTACTGAGATAATTGCTAGAAAGTTAGAAAGATCCTACGATGCAGTTATTTGTAGAAGAAAAGAAGTATTAGGTATTCTTACTAACAAAGAGAAAGGTATACATAATATAACTCCTAACATGGTTGAGGCTTTAAAACAGTATAGAGTAAATACTGGAGTTTCTCAAACTAAGTTAGATATTGCATTTGACGTAATATAAAAATATGAAATATCAAAAATACTTCGGGGACTATTGGAAAGTGTATTTAATGAGATTTAAAGATAAAGAATCAGGTGAATTTACAGCTATTAAACCAGGTTATACAAAGTTTAAAGATGCTGAAGATCGTATAAGGTTTAATCATAAATGCTTCTTAGAAGGAAAAGAACCAGACAGTTTTATGAATCACTATGATGTTGATTGTATTTGGTCCCTTCCAGTTAGATCTAAAAAAGCAAGAGAAAGAGTAGAGAATTTAATGCTAGAGTTTTTTGGAGATAAATTAGATTTAGGAATTAATACTTCCGGTAAGAGTGAAGTTAGATCTTATAATCAAAAATTAATTAATATGTGGCTGACTAAACCTAAATCTAGAATTACTAAATGGTGTAATAGTTAGTAGTAATAACATATGAAATAGTTGCCTCCCCGAGGTATTCTTCTTATATTAAGGTATAATTAAAAAGATAAAAATAAAGGTTATGGCTAAAGTAAGTGATTTTAAAGTAAATGATGTTTTCTACATGGAAGGACTTACCCACAGGGGTAATGAAGTTAATCTTCCTGTAAAGTTGATTGCCTATCTAGGTAATAACAGATACCAGATTGAAACTGATGGTTTAGGAATGCTAGTTTACGGTGATGATGAAGTTAATGTAAAATCAGAAAATGAGTTTAACGATCCAACTGGATTATATTTCCAATAGTATGAATATAGATAAGTTAAAATCTTTATCTCAACTATACTTGGATAGATGCGTTGACTTCTACGGGTTGAGTAAGTTTCAAGAATGTTCTCCTTACTTAGAATTTGAGAGATCTATATATGAAAGATTATCTGGTGAGGAAGGAATGGAAGGAGAGCAAAATCCTGATGCAGAATATGATAATATTACTAACTCTATAGTTGTATATTATCCTAAAGTACAATCAGCTAGACATTTAGCTGAAATAATTATTCACGAATTTCAACACTACTTGCAGTCTCCTACTTGGATGGCTAGATATTACAAAATGGGGTATACGTATGATAACCATCCATATGAGGTTGCTGCTAATAAAGAAGAAAGCAATTGGGTAACTATAGTCTCTTAGCTCAATTGGATAGAGCACCTGACTACGGATCAGGAGGTTATAGGTTCGACTCCTATAGGGACTACTAATATTTTTATATGTTTAAATTAGATCTTCATGGTATGACTCATAAGACAGCTAAACAAGAAGTTGAAGAAACTCTCTTAACAGCTTCTAATTTAGGTAATTTTGAAATGCAGATTATTACAGGTAATAGTCCTGCTATGAGAAGTATAGTTTTAGAGGTGTGTAAAGAACATAGTTTTAATTTCTATATTCCTTCTGATAATTTGGGTACGGTTAATATTAATCATTTTAATTTATAGTTTATGGCATTATGGGAAGTTTATAACGGTAAAAAAACAGTTCTTATGTATGCAGATGGCCCTTTGATTATATCTAATCCTCCAGATTATCTTACTGTTACTAGATTTAGTTATAAGGTTCCTTACTCTAATGTCGGTAAAGGAGGCTTCTTTTGGAGGTATGGTAAGAAAATACATACTCCATCATGGATGGAAGTTCATCCCGATACTACTTTAGATGATATTCAAGTAGAGAAAAATCCTTTTGAAGAGTTGTTCGTAGAACCAGAAAAATGGACGTATAAAAGTGCTTCTTCTGATAAAACATATACTGTTAAACGTAATAAATATGGTAAATTAAGTTGTGACTGTTGGGGGTATATAGCTCATAAAAGATGTAAACATATAAAAGAAACAGAGAAATTATGTGGTATTTAATAATAGGAGTAATTTGGGCAGCTTGGCTGGAATGGTTTTCAACTACTGAACTGGAGTATCCGTATAATGTGGATTGGAAATGGAAAGAAAGAGTATTTAATATAGTACTATGGCCTTTAGCTTTCGGTGTATTTTTATATAACTACTTTAGATTTTAGTATGAGAGAGTATATTCCAATAGCCGTAGCATATAAAAAGAGAAGTGGTAATAAGATCTGGGTTAAAGAGTTTACAGATCAAAGATGCCCAGATAAACTTATTACAAAAAGAGGTACTAAACTTCCGGAAAACTGTGAGATAGTCTCAATAGGTGTAGGAAGTAAGTTCTATAAACTATATAAACATAAGTATGAAAAATGAACCTTCTATTTTAACCAGCTATAAAAAAGGACTTAAAGTAATCGATAGCTGTAAAGATTACAAACAACTTAAAACAGCAAAGAGGTATATTAACCAATTCCTTAATGTTTATAAGGAGATGTACTACCCTGGTTATCAACCTGCTTATTCTCTATATGGAGAACTGTATCTAGCTTATGAACATAAGTACGATTCAATATATAAATAAACCCTTTATTAGTTGCCTCCCCGAGGTATTCTTCTTATATTAAGGTATAATATAAAAAATAAAGGTTATATGAAAATAGATGTAAAACGATACGCAGTAGATCTAGACTTATGGGTTTACGGAGAAACAGAGAGAGAAGCTAAGATTAATCTTCATAAATTATTAGCGAAGATAAAGAAGCTTAGTGATAATGATGCTAATATAAGAAAAATGACTGAGGTTCCTTTTGGTAAGTTCGGTGATAATAAAGTAGTTAGTAATCATTCTGATCCTAGAGAAAAGTTACCTTTTTAGTAAAAATAACACTTGGAACAGTTGGAAAGTCGGAGAAGTATTCTTATATTTATAGTATAAATAATTAAAAACAATAAAGGTTATGTCAAATTCAATATTTAATGCGTTAAACGAAAAGCAAACTAAGCTAGATGAAGCTAGAGATCTAATCTTCGATAAGAAGAAAGAACTAGAGTTGAAAAGAGATAATGAGATAGTAGAAGCTGCTACTTCATTCTTTCAAGGAATCGAAACTGATCTGGAAGATATTCATTTCAGTAATTCTACTTCTTATATGGAAGTATCTGCTAAAGGTGAGGCATACGATAAAGAAGTATGGGATGATGAGGAAGATGATTATGTTATAGTTACTAAATATTCTAGAAATAGGCTATGTACTGTATACTTTGAAGGTAGTGACTGGAGAGGTCAAGAAGCTGGAGCTGCTAGATTTACTAAGATAGGCTTAGGTTCTTCTTCTTACTCAGAGCATTATGATAAAGATACTATGAATAGATTTGTCTTTAATGGTAGGTTAGCTCAACTTATAATTGATTTTCAGGATGACATATTAGGAGCTATCAATAAGATATATGATAAAACTAGAGCAGAGTTTGATAAACTTAATAACGAGTTATCCGGACTTAGAAGAGATATAGATAAGGTAGTACAGGACAGAAAGAACTTTAAAACTGATACTCTAATAAGAGATCTTAAAGAAGGAGTAGAGTTTACCTCGAAAGATCTACCATATTTACAGATAAGATATGATTTTGGATACGGTGGTATAAAGAAAATGAAGATAGATAAAATGTCTTATTCAGGTAAATCTTGTGATCTTACTATAGAAAGAGTATTAAGAAGATGGGATGAGAAGAATGATGAAATGGTAGAATACTTACATACTTACAAAGAAGATAGAGTTAGAGTTTCTAATATAGAAGATTGTGTATCTCAGCCTGCAACTAAATGGGAAGTAGTTTAGTAATAAGTTGCTTTTCCGGAGTATTATTCTTATATTAAGGTATATTAATTAAAACAAATAAAGGTTATGTATTTATCAGTAAATCAAGATTATTCAAAAACAGATTGTAGTATTGCAAAAGCAGAAAAGAATGACTGTGTGGTTCGTTCGTTAGTAGCAGCTACAGGAGTAAGCTATCGTACAGCTCATGAGTACTGTAAAGATAAATTAGGAAGAGTAGATAAGAAAGGTACTCCTAATACTACTATGTTCGCTGCTTTTAGAAAGGCAGAGTCTGCTGGACTTAAAATTGGTAATAAGAATTTCTCTATTACTAAGTTAGGAACGTATGATATTAAGAATTTATATAGACTTAAAGGCCAAGATATCTTCAGAAAGAAGACATTAAAGAGTTTTATAGAATCTCATCCTAAAGGTACTTATATAGTACTTGTAGCTAAACATTCTCTTACAGTTAAAGATGGAGAGTTATTAGATTGGAAAAATAATAGATTTGAACCTACTAGAAAAGTAATGGGTGCTTATAGATTAGAAGAGATAGATTCTCAATTAAAATTATTTTAGTAATGGCGAAGTGAGGGAGGGGGCGTTTTCTCCTCTCGCACGAAGTGCCCACGCGCGAATTTAAAATTAGTTATATGAAAAATAAAGGTAAAAGAGTTAATGTTCTAGAAGGTAGAACAAAAGAGTGGGGTGAAATAAAGCCTCGACAGTATAGATCTAATCAAGGTAGATCACCTAGTAGAGAAACAGAGTCAATGAAAGTAATAGCAGCAGCAGCTATCATAGGCATAGTAGGTTCTATAGTATACTTATTAATCCAGGTTATACTTTAATGAGTAAGTTAGATTTCTATCCTATGTTAACTCCTAGAGTATAGAGGAGTATACCAATTATGATTATAATAGTTTATTTGGTCATCATTTCGATGGATTAGATACTAGCTTGTATGAGGGAGAGACTTATAAACCTCGTTTAAATAAGTTTAAAGTAAGGAGTGGAATGAACTATGAGTATTGGAAGGAGATGAAATGGATGCATAAGGATGACCCATATGGTTGGTTTGAATGGTATTGTAAGTATAGCATAGGTAGAAGGCATCCAGACGATGATAGGCAGATTAGACGATGGCAAGACTTTTGTGGGGTGAACGGTAGATGGAGAAAGACTATGTATAGGAAGATACATGAGACAGGTAATGGAAATGTATCACCTAGAATACAACAAAGCCTATTGCATTGGGGGTATAGAGTAAATGAACATGACTATGAACAATGGTGTAGATTGAGAAATATTAAATATAAAGGTTATGAAATATAAAGAAAGATTAAAATCAAGAGAGAAGGAGCTGCGGGGGTGGGGGTTTGACCTCTCGCCAACGAAGTTGTCACGCGCGGATTTCACAAACGTTCATCCGGTACCCCCTAAGTCCAAACACTCTTTAAACCAAATGCCGGAGGTAGAGTGGTGTCATTATGCCGGTATGCCTTCTCCTGCGGCTTATATGGAGGATGGAGAATAAAGTATCTGAGGTAGTAGTAGACTTTGACTACACATAGATATACAAACCAATAGATCTTACGAGAGAGAGGAGCTATATGATGTAGATAAAGGGGTAGCTAACTATAAACCTATTGAAGACTATTAATAACATCTAGTGTTTATATATTCATATAAAGCTATATTGATATACTTATATAATTATATAGGTTGTGTAGAATAAAGATAGTAGGATGTGTGTGAGATAGTGTAAAGAGATCAGGTGTGGGTGTGCCTCCATTCTTTTTTTTCTTATATAGAAAATATTATCAGCCCTATACATTCCGATATTCGTAATTACCCTATATAGCTTTACTTACTATCATTAGTGTATTCTTAGTGTTTATTAGATACCGGTACGGATAATGTAAAAAGCTTATGATAGTTGTCTATATGAGATATATTTCTTATATTAAGGTATAATATTAAAACAAATAAAGGTTATGGATTTAAGTAAATTAAGTATCTCAGAGTTAAGAACATTAAGAACTAAAGTTAATCAATGGATAGACCATAAAGGTATATCTAACGCTATGTCTTTTATAGTAGGCCAGGAGGTAACGGTCGACCATAAGAAGCTTAGAGGACAGATATGTGAGGTGGTAAAGATCAATAGAACTAAAGTAGTCGTTGATAGTCCATCTATGGGTAAGGTATCAGTACCTATGTCAATGATAGTAGCAGCTTAATACATACATATGAATAAGACATTATACATAGGCCTATCTATAGTACTGGTAGGCCTTATAGGCTTTATAACGGCACATATGATAGGTGTACTGGTATCAATACTAGGACTCATTATGGCTAACCCTCTACATACCATTATACTCTCTCTATTCCTTATAGGAGTTATAGCCTCTCTTCCATCCAAGAAATTATAGGGCAGTAGACCGGCAAGGTGATCTAACGGTGATATAACACTGACAGTATAGTTCCCTAAGAGGTAGGTAGTCTGTGTGATTCTTCCATACTTGTCTGCATAAATCTGCTAGATTTCGTGGTATAGATTATATATAAATATATATAGATATATTAAGTAGGTAGTGAATAGATGTATAGAGATAGGAAAAAATATATTATACCACCTAACACCCAAACATAATCTATTTTCTTACCTTTAAAATAGAAGTGTCCTTCATCTATAGTATTTTTAACCTTCTTTAATATGTTAATGAACGTTTTTATATGTAAATGGCCTTATAGACTCTTATTTTAAGTATTTATCTCTTTCTTTATAGTACTCCACACTATGTCATAAGCTTCATGTAAGTCAGTACTGGGTACTCTATGGCGAAACTCCTTAACTCTTTCAAACAACTTTTCTCTTAAACCTAACTTCTCAGCTTCGTAAAGGATATCTTCAGCACTCATATTATAATTAAGATAAGAACTTTTTGGGTGAAAACCTAGTGATATTAAAAAAATTTTTTGACAAATTTTCTTGTATATAAGGGGTTTTATTCATATACTATAATATAAGAACTATTTATTATATATGCAAAAGATGGACCCTAATGCTTTATTCTCAATCTTTGAACAAGGAGATGAACAGGTGTACAAAGAAAACGGTGTAGAGGATACTCTAAACAACCCGTATGTACTTATGGGAATGGTATTAAAAGGGTTAGAGAACTTCAGTATAATGGATATGATGTATACTAGAAGATACCCAGATGAATATAAAGAGGTTAAAACTGCTATTAAATACAAGTACTATAGTAGACTATATGGGTATTTAACTAGAATAAACCTTGATAATCTTGAGAATATATACAAAATAGGTGAATCCTTTGCTAGCGATAGGGTGTTTATAGCGTTAGAATCTTTAAAGTACTACTTTCAACGTATAGAGTACTATGAAAAATGTGCTGTTATAAAGGAATATCAAGAACTTTTATTGGAAAACTTACCGATCAAGTTGGATATATGATATAATTTTCTTATATTAAGGTATAAATAAAGGTTATATTATGATACAAAGAATTACTAAGGCTAAAGCTGAAGGTCTAATCAAAGTCACTGATGATTATTCAGACTCTCCAGTTAAATACTTCACCATTACTCCCAGTACATCAGAGATTAATACCGCAGAAGATGGTTGGGAAGACGTTACATACTATACAGCACGCTCTAATAGACTCACATACATTCCAGATACGTCTAAGCAATATGTATATATACTTACCAACCCTACTATACCTGGAATGGTTAAGATAGGTTACACAAAGAATGCTCCATCTAAGAGAGTTAAACAAATTAATGCTTCTACCGGAGTCGCACAAGACTTCGAGGTAGCTTGGGCCTTTGGTTGTTACAATGGTATCGAATTAGAACAAGAAGTTCATAGATACTGTGAGTCCTTTAGAGTTAATAATAAAAGAGAGTTCTTTAGGATGACTGTAGATGAAGCGAAAGCTGTAATCGAAAGATTAGGAGAACGTTATACTGGTAAAGATGATAAGTAAAAAATTTTCGTGGCAACTTCGCGCGTTTCGCGCGGCGGCCGTAGGCTTTATAACACTCTTCGCCCTCTCCTGCACTGAGCCTGATAAACCTGCTGTATGTGACACTGGTGAGTGTAGTGCTATATTTAAAGTTCCTTATCCAAAAGACAGTAACGGGTATTATCATGTAGATCTAGATTTTACTCAACAGTACTACCCTAGGTTTTATGCTGAAGTAGAAGCAGATACAACTAATCCGTACTGGTGGTATAACGATACCCCGGTTGTTGAAGCGTATTTTAGTAGTGAAACGGTGTTAGAGTTAGAATATGAGGATGTTTACGTGGTTCAACCAGGGAGAATATACCTACATGGAGGGGACTCTTCAAAACTCTACGGAAAACGCTTAATAGGTCCAATAATTCCAGAGATGATAGGGGATACTATCAATGTTAACGTGGAAATCTTATGGGATGCAGGAGAAAACTACGTTGTTAAAGATTATTTATTAAACTTTATAGTAAAATAGTTGCTTGTTCGAGTTTAATTTATTATCTTAATAATATTATTATAATATATATAATTAATAATTAAATTAGATTAATAAATATATAATAGTAAATATAATATATAAAAATATAAGTATATATGAGAAATAAAGATTTAGTATTACTAAAATTAGAAAAAATAGACTCTTCGCTAAGGGGCCTTAACTTCCATATAGGAAGAAACGAAAGAGATAACTCTTATAAAGAATTAGATAAGATAAAATACATCTGCTCACAGATAGTTACCTTATTAAACACAGAAACACAAGACTAATATGTTAAATGCTGAAAAGATACAAGAAAACTACGTAACGCACCTTGAAATCATTGACTCATGCATCACAGACCGAAAGGATTCAGTGGTAGCTATGATTAAGCACATGGAAGATAACTATGTTATGGCTCCTGCTAGTGGTAAGTCATGGTTCCATAATGCTTTTGCGGGTGGGTATGTGGATCATGTCAACAGGGTAGTAAATTATGCTATTAAACAACACAGACTCTATAAAGAGATGGGTGGGACTATTGATTATTCAGAAGAAGAACTAGTATTCTCAGCATTATTTCACGATCTAGGTAAGATGGGTGACGGGGACTCACCTAACTACATACCTCAAACTGATAAATGGAGGCAAGATAAGCTTTCAGAGATGTATACCTACAACCCAGACCTAGACTTCATGCTTATACCAGATAGATCTCTATTTATACTTCAGAAATTTGGGATTAAAGTTTCTAAAAATGAATTTCTAGCTATTAGATGTCATGACGGAGTGTTTGATAAAGCAAATGAAGCATATTTTTTTAGTAATATGGAATCTTCTAGACAAAAAACCTCTATTATATCAGTTTTACACTCAGCAGACTTCTTAGCCTCTAAAGTAGAGTATGATATCTGGAAAAGAAATGGTGGATCTTCAGCTCCTAAACGACCTAAGACCACTTCCTCAACAGGACGAAGCGTAAAATCATCGCAAGGCCTGTCAAATATGCTTAAAAATCTATAAATGACATTAAATCCTACACTTTTTTACATAATAATCGGAATATTCTTTGTTACTCTGATAGTTTTATCGTATATTATTAGAAACCTTATGGTAAAAGTAGAAAAATATGAAGATGTTACTGTAGATCAAACAGCTTACCTACAGAATCTATCTAACGTAATAAAAGAATCAAACAAAAACCTTACTACACTAGATGAACGAGGGGTCTTTCAATCTGATGATGAGGTCGGTTTTTTCTTCAAACAAATTAAAATTATACAAGAAGAACTAAATCGATATATGCTCCCCGAAAACTATGGCAAGAAAGAAGAGTAAAGCTAATTACTTTACAAGCGAAACAGAAGAATACATTGTAAAATATAACCTCTCAGATAATAAAGAGTATAGAAACTCTATCTTTACTGAACACATTTACTACCCATTCTATAAACTAGCAGAGAATATTATTCATACTTTTAAATTCTACTACACTGATGTAGATAAGATAGAAGATTTAAAGCATGAAATCGTTTCTATGTTATACGAAGAGAAGATGGATAAATTCGATCCCACTAATGGAGCGAAAGCTTATTCCTACTACGGTACTATAGTTAAGAGATGGCTTATAAATTACAATAACAAAAACTATAAGAAGTTAAAGCAGATAGGTTCAATGGAAGAAGCACCTCAAAGCTTTAAAAACAACTATTCCCTTGACAATGGTATTGGAATTACTCTCAGTCAATTTTTAGACCTGTTTGTTGAAGATATGTACACTAAGTTAGATGATCTATTTTTAAAAGATAGTGAAAAACGAATAGCAGACGCTGTTTTAACAGTCTTTAAAACCAGACACGACTTAGAGATATTTAAGAAAAAAGCCCTTTACATATACATCAGAGAAATGACCGATTGTGAAACTCCACACCTTACTAAAGTGGTTAATGTCTTAAAGCAAGAGTTCTACGATGAATACAATACTTTGCATGAAAAAGGATTTATTAGGAATAACTTACCTTAAATCTATTTATAATTAAAATAGATATGAGTTTAGATAAAGAAATATTTAAAGGCAAGACTCTATCTGATCTGTTTGGCGAGATATACGACAATTCTAAAGAAACGAAAGGTCAAGTAAAAGCATTGATTGGAGAGTTAAAACCTCTTATAGAGAATATAGGAGATGCTACACTTATCGTTCCTATGATTAAAGAGTATATGGAGATAGGTGTAAAGAATGATGAACATTTGATTAAATTAGCGACGGTAATACAACGTATAGAAACAGCAGCCGCTAAAGGAGAATCAGGTGATTTCGATTTCTCTGACCTTCAAGATTTATTAGAAGAGCAAGAAGCTATAGAGAATCAGATAGAAGAAGTTGAAACTCCAGAAGAAGACCAGGATTAATGTCAATTAAGTATAACTTAAATAACACTTCCTTTACCGATAAGGAAGAACCTAATAACCTTGCAAAGCAATTTGTGCCTGTAAGAGTTAAGAAAGTTATATTAGACGATACGGATATAGAGTATGATAAATACGGTAAATCAGAAGCGCTAGGGTTAATTAAGTATATACCCCTAGATAGCGATACTCCTACTTTAGATACACCAGTAGAAGAACTTAAAGAAGCTTACCCCCTTTCATCTACTATCAGAACACTACCTTTACAAGACGAGATAGTACTACTACTAAAAGCACCTACTACAAGTTTACAGAGTTCTATAGAAGATTCAAAAGCATACTATACAACTATAGTTTCGGTTTGGAATCACCCTAACCACAATGGGTATCCTGCAGGGGATACTTTAAACCTAGGCAATAACATACAAGAAGGTGTAGATGTTAATCCACTACAACCTTTCCCGGGTGATATAATATTAGATGGAAGACAAGGGCAATCTTTAAGATTTGGAGGCTATAAGTCTAAAAACAATGCGCTTACTGATGATACTAATCAAGGTAAACCCTTTACGTTAATAAGTAATGGTCAAAAAACAACAGACTATAGCTTTACTCCTATCGTAGAAGATATAAATGAAGATGACTCCTCTATATACCTACTGTCAAACCATACTACTAACCTAATTCAAGCTAATAGTAAAAGAGACTCTTACGATACAGTTCCACCTAACTCACAAAGTTATAAAGGAAGTCAAGTAGTAGTTAACGGAGGAAGATTGTTTTTTAATGCTAAGAACGAAAGCGCTTTTATATCAGCGGCAGAATCTATAGGTTTAAGTTCTAAAAGTCTTAATCTAGATGCTGATAAATATATATGTTTAGATGGAGAAGTAATATACCTTGGATTAAAAGCTAGAACGCAAGATTCTAAACTTAAACAACCCGTAGTATTAGGCCATAGACTAGAAACATATCTATCAGATATACTAGACGTTTTAGTAGAAATTACAAGCGGTATGTCTAAAGCCAAAACACTCAAAGGTGACCCTATACCTGGTTTAATCGATGTAGGTTCATCAGCATTAAAACAGATTAAAGAAAATTTAAAGTCTCAACTTAATCCCGGCGGTAATTCAAATCTTAAATCTAAAAAAGTATTCACAGAATAATGCCTTGTAGTATACCAGCATCTCAACTTTCAGCATGGATTGCCCAACAAGTAGGTAAAGCTAGAGCTGTAGTCATAGGAAGAGTTCAAAAAGAAGTAAATAAACTCAATGAACAGCTATCTGGTGACACTTGTCCTCCGGTAGAAGAGTTAGAAAAGATATTAGCTATTAGAGATAACCTAACTCAAGTGTTAGATAACTTTGAAAAAAAGATAGAACCTATAAAAGATACCGCAGAAGCTTTAGATCCAACAATTAAATCTGCAAAAGTAACAGTAACAGTTTTAGAACAGTTAGCAATACTAACAACGATAGGTGTACCGCCTCCAACAGGTGGTGTAATTTTTTCTTTGCCTGTAAAAATAACAAGTAAATTTTCACAGCTACTTAACCTATCTTGTCAGTTTGTAAATTTATTAGAGAAAGACCAAGAAGCTATACTAACATTATCTGATAATGCCCTTTCTTTTATACAGCCAGTTAAAGACAAACTTCAATCCATAGATATTAATCTTGAAGGATGTGTAAACAAACTTCCTGCAGAAGAGAGAAACAAATTTCTAAAACTCATCGGAGAACAGCCTCCAGAAATATCAGACGGAGACCTAGTATACCGCTCTAAAAGTGGTAACAATTACATTATAGTCGTAATAGAAGAAGAGCAACCAAACCTTCCGGCACCAAAAAGATATGCCGCAGTAAAAGATTTAACAGGAGTTATAGTACTTAAAGGAGAATCTTCCTTTAGCTCCTCATCAAAAGTACTAGTTGACGAAATAAAATTTAGAATTGAAAATCAACTTCCATAACCTAACTATTTATATATATGAAACTCGATCAATTACGTAAAATCATCCGAGAAGAAGTAAGAGCAGCAGTTAAGGAGGAGTTACAAGACATCCTTACAGAAGCTGTTAAGACCGCTAGTACACCAGAACTAAGCGAAGTTAAAGCTGTAGTACCAAAAAAAGCTACTACTAAAAAAGTAACACCTGAAATTAAAACAGGTAAAGCATCTTTAGACGAAATGTTGAAGATGACTCAAAGTAGCATGACTAACGAAGAATACAGGAACGTTGTCAATGCTTCTTCAGACATGGTTTCTAGACCTAACTTTGCTAGCTCTATGGCTAACCAAATGGGAATGACAAGTCAAACACCTGGTATTGATATATCTCAATTAAGCTTTGTAAAAAAAGCAGGTGCAGTACTTAAAAAATCTAATGAAATAGACCAAAAGAAAGTAGGAGCATTATAATATGGCATTTGAAGTTAAAAAAATTAATCCTTTAGACCTGCAGCCAAGAAAAGCTATAGGAGTAAATTTACCATTTACAGGTAAAGCAGTCTTTAATTCTACATTTGAAACTAAAGAAGCTTTAAAAGCTAATATGATTAATTACTTTTTAACTGGTAAAGGAGAGAAGTACTTTGATCCTGCATTTGGTTCAGAATTGAGATTTGTAGTATTTGATCAACTTAATAGCGATACTGAAGATAAGCTAGAGAGTATAATTAAAGAAGGTTTATATTTATATTTTCCTCAAGTTTTATTAACAGATTTAAGAATCGGATCTGATACAGATAATAATACTGTAACAGTAGCATTAAAGTATGCAGTTACAGAAACTAATATAGAAGACGAACTAATTATTAACTTTCAACAATAATGGCAGAAGAAAGAGAAATAAAATATATTAACAGAGACTTTGGGGATTTTAAAACTCAATTAACCGAGTTTGCAAAAAACTACTTTCCTGATACATACAACGACTTCTCTCCAACATCACCAGGTGTAATGTTTATAGAGATGGCCGCTTATGTAGGTGATATATTATCATTTTACCAAGATACTCAGCTACAAGAAACATTCCTACAGTACGCTAAGAACCCAGGAAACCTTTACAACATGGCCTATATGCTAGGCTATAGACCGAAAACTACATCAGTATCAGAAGTAGATATAGAAGTTACTCAAAGAGTAGCAGCTTCTGGATCTAACTATGAACCTAACTTTGATCAAGCATTAACTATTAATGCAAACTCTCAACTATCTTCTGGGGATGTAAAGTTTATAGTAGATAAAAAAATAGATTTTGCATACTCTAGCTCATATGATCCTACAGAGATAACTATAAACTCTCTATCAAATGGTAATCCTGCAGAATTTCTTTTAAAGAAAACTATAAAAGGTTTTTCTGGAGAAATTAAAACCCTAACTCAAGTATATACTACTGCTGAAAAGTTTAACACTATAACAGTAGATGATGAAAATATTATAGGTATATTAGATATTACTGATAGTAGTAATAATAGTTGGTACGAAGTACCTTTTCTAGGACAAGATACTATTATAGTAGAATCTTCTAACTCAGAATCTGATGCTAATGTCGTACCTTATCTAGCCTCTTTACAGAGAGTACCTAGAAGATTCGTATCTAGATTTAACTCTAAAGGACAACTCTCCATACAATTTGGAGCAGGTATATCCGGAAACGATGATTCAACATTCTTACCTGACCCTTTAAATGTAGGTTCCGGGACTAACCAAGGTATAACTAGAACGGACTATGCTTATGATCCTTCTAATTTCCTTTACTCTAGATCTTACGGATTAGCTCCATCTAGCACCACATTAACTATTAGATACTTAGTTGGAGGTGGAATAGAATCCAATGTACCAGCTAACTCTCTACAAACCCAAACATCTGTTACTTCAACTGCTACTGATACTACCTATCAAGGTACTTTATCATTCAACAACCCAAGAGCAGCTACAGGAGGAAGAGACGGTGATACTGTAGAGGAGATAAGAGAAAATACTTTTAGAGCATTTAACGAACAAGGTAGATCAGTTACTCTACAGGATTATGCTGTAAGAGCTTTAAGTCTTCCGTCTACATTAGGTACTATTTCTAAAGCACACGTAATACAAGACCAGTTAATGTCTGGTAATAGTACTAATGACTCTATACTAGATTCTAATCCACTAGCTTTATCTATGTATGTTTTAGCATACGATGTAAACAAGAACTTAACCTTAGCTACATCTAACCTAAAAGAAAACCTTAAAAAATACTTATCACAATATATGATATTAACTGACGCAGTTACAATCAAAGATGCGTTTGTAGTTAATATAGGAGTAAAATTTGATATACTTACCAGACCTAATTACAATGGAAGAGATGTACTACTAAATTGTACAAATAGATTAAAAGAGTTTTTTAATATATCGAATTGGGCGATAAACGAACCTATAAATTTAGCTGAACTATCTACAGTTCTAGATAGAGTAAAAGGAGTGCAGACAGTACAGAAGTTAGAAATAATAAATAAAGTAGGAGGTAATTACTCTCAATACGCATACGACGTCAAAGGAGCTACTAAAGGTAATGTAGTCTATCCTTCTTATGATCCTATGGTATTTGAAGTTAAGTTTTTAGAACAAGATATACAAGGACGAGTAACAACATTATAAGATGGCAATATATAGAATTTTTCCAGAAAAAGATACTTTTATCTACACTGAAAAAGATGTAGCTAAGCTAGGTAGAGATTAAATTTTAGAGGTAGCTGGATACTTTACATCTACAGCTGGTCAAACATCCCGTGCGTTAATAGAGTTTGATACTCAA